CATATTTGACACCACCTTTACGCTGCGAAGAGGTCAGCGATCTGGCGCAGGGTTGCAGCCGGGATGTTGGGGGAGGAGAACTTGGGTTCACCGGTGGCTGCCAACAGTTCCTTGGCTTTGGCCTTGATTTCATCCGAGGCGTTGGAGAAGCCATTGACGATGGTGTTGTAATATTCATCACGGTGAGATTCGTCCTGTTCGGCCTGCTTTTCGGCTTCCTCTTTTTTGCGGGCTACGGCTGCTTGTTTGGCGGCGGCTTTCTGCTCGGCCTTGGCGGCAGCGTCGATCTGCTTATCCGTAACCGGAGCAAGAGTGTGAGCACCGGCGACACCCTGCTTGAAGGCGGCGAGGAAATCCTGCGGATCAAGGGTGATCGTTTCGGGCAGGTCATTGAAGCGGGAACCGGCATCAATGGTGGAGGTGCCGCGCAGATGGATGACACGCTTTTCGTTTTTGATTTTGCCGGATGCGATATCACGCTCGATGGTGCCAACCATGACCATCTGGGCGTTATCGGCAATGGCGCTGTATGTACGGTCCTGCATGAGGTTTGTGAGCTGCTCATACTTTTCGCCGGTAAGGGGGTCCGTGCGCTCCTTAAACTTGGTATGGGACAGGATGAAGACGGCGATGCCGGCGTTGCGGATGCGGGAGAGCTGATCGTTGATGATTTTAATCAGGCGGTCAGAGCCGCGGTTGTAGCCGCCGAAGGCATCATTGATGGATTTGCAGGACTTGCCGGTTTCACGACGGGATTCCCGCATGACTTCATCGGTGGCGATATCAAAGAGGGTATCAAAAGTATCAAAGCAGACACCCTTGATGCCATAGTCAGCATTGTTTTCGATCAGATCATCGACGATCTGAACAAGGCCGCGGTGGCCGGTTTCTTCATCGTAATCATCGTCCCAGGAGA